AAATTTTTAGTTCTCTCATCTGAAATTTTTTTAACATATTCTAATTGTGCCATTAATAGTTCTTCTCTTCTAATTTTTTCAGATGCAGGAATTTCTTTTTCCAAACTTGTTTGATCTACTATTTCTTCTGGATTAATTAATGCAATAATTGGAGCTACAAAAGTTGGTTCAAAATCTTTTAAAATAATTTTTTGTTCACCTTCAACAAATGGATCAGGATTTATTAAATTAGATTTACCTCTAACCTCTTCGTACAATCCAAAATAAAATCTTATTTCTTTATCATCTAAAAAAGCTTCAACCTCAGTACCTACAATACAAAGTTTATTAATATGACTTTTATTTACATTTTCTGTGTAATAATAAAAAGCAACTTGATTATCATACATTGAACCTTTTGCTTTTATTTGAATAGCTTTTATATCATCACGATATAAATCTCTTGGAACAACAACCTGATCATTTTTTTCAACAGAATAAGAATATAATCTTCCTGGAACAAAATTATCATCCAGTTCAACATTTTTTAACAAATTAACTCTGGACCAAATAGGAACAGTTTTTTTTGGAAACATTAAATCAACAGGATCACATTTTAATTTTTCAGCATATTTAATTGCTACATCTCTTGATATTTCTCTTGCGCCTGATGTGTGAGAATAAACAGAAGATTGCTTACCAATAGAATTAGCAAAAGTTTTAACATCCGTTCCTCTTTCATTAATTTTTTGTTGTAATAAATTTGAAGGTTCTGATAACCAATTTGCATCTACTTTGATTCCACCACTACCAGGTTTTTTACCTATCCAACCTGATGATCTTCCTTGAAGTTTAGCTAATTTCCACGAAGCGTTAAATTGTTCTTTTAAAATAAATTTTTTTTCTGCATTTTTTTTTCGATCAATTATTTGAAGTGATCTTTGATATACAGCATCTTCATTGCCAAAAATTACAAGTTTTTTTTGTTCTGGATTTTTTTGTGATAAGTCTAAATTTCTTAAATTTTTAGGTATTATTGAATTTGCATAAAAAAAAATTACTTCTACATAATTTCCAGATAAAAGCGTTGCACCAGGTTTAACTGTAATTGAGTAGCTATCTAAAATAGAAATTTCTTTGTTATTCCACTTGCCATATTTAATTTCTTTAGCTTTATTAGTAAAAATACTCATATCAAAAAATCTTATACACTATTTTACATTTTGCTCAAGCCATTCCACATAATGTGTAATAGCATTGACAAATAAGGCTCAATTAGTAAAAGCCGACAATAATGCTTGTTTTAATAGGTTTTTATAACGAATCAGAGGTGTTTTAAGTGCCAAGAAACATCATTTATTCGACTTTAGATGTAACTCCATACAGTAATTGGCACCGAAATTGTCATGATGGTATTGCAATGACAGATATAGATAAAATTTCTATCTGTCCAGGTTGCGCAAAACCGTTGTTTATTGCTGATACTATTTATAACAACAATCAAGGATTTGCAGGAAAAAGTAGTTTTTTGCAAACTCCATATAAAACCATAGCTCTTGAATTAAACATTCCTTATTTTGAAATATTTTACTCTGTTGATGAAAGTACCAAGGAAAGAAAAATTACCAAATTTCACATAAAGAGAATTTATCCATACAGTAAAGATATTAGAGAATTAGCTCCTGATGATTGGTTAAAATTTTTAGAATATAAAGTTTTGCAACATTGTCCAGACTGCAACAATAAAGATTATTTATTACGAAAAGTAAAATCAAACAAATCTAACAATACATTTTTACGTCAAGAAAATTATGTCAAACTTTTATCTGAGTGATCCTAAATTATTTCATTTAACTAATCTGCATCCATTGCATTTTAAAATTTATGAATATTGTTGTTCTCAATTTAATTGCAAAACGCAAAGCAGTTATATTCGTTTAGTAGATATAGCAGGTTTGTTTCAAATTAATTTGCAAACAGTCCAGGAGGCGATGATTGAACTTTCTAAAATTAAAATTGATGACGAACAGTTAATTAAAATTACACAACAAGAAAAATATGTTGAGTTCACTATGCCAAGATATTTAAAATTTATTAAAACAGTTGGCTTTGAAAAATTTAATTCTGTTAAAGCATGGTCTGCAATTAAAAACCATTTACAAAAAAGAGTAGTAAAAAAATATTTATACAACGAGTTAGATCAGCATGAGCTATACGACAAGCTCAAAGATTTGCCAAAAGAGGACCTTTTTAAAGTAAATGAAAATGATCTACGCTATCCATGGGTATTACGAAATGTCAAAAAAGCCGTTAATTAAAATTCTTGAAGAAAAGATAGACCTGGAACATAGAATAGAAAATATTTTATGGGATGCAGCTTACTGTGATAAATTTTTAGCAAAGCCTAACAACAGGCGCTGTCCAAGTATGTATCAACTATTGGAAACACATTACAACCGTGATGATTGGGGTTTTCATGAACAACCAAAGTTTAAAATACGTGCAACACCAAGGCAAATGACCAGGTATTCGCAAGCAATAGATATTCTTTTAATGATTGATAAATCTATATCGGAAGATCCTATCTTTGCTAGAAAACTTATGTGGTTAAGAGCAAATAGAATACCTTGGACTAAATTAGGAAAAATGTTTGCTTATCATCGTACAACTATCAAAAATATGTATGAGAGAATCCTAGAACAAATTGCAAATAAAATTAGAATTAACATTGACAATTACGACACAATTTATATTTAAAACGAATATAATTTCCGAATAGTTTTTTTATAATTTAAATTTCAAATATTATATTTTCCTAGCCTGTACAAATAAGCGACGAGGTGTAGAATCAAAACTGTAGTTCAATACAGTATGTGTAAATACTGTTTGTAAATTTAATTTTTTTTTACTCTTTTTTTTTACTTCCAACAGTTCTTGAATGCGATGAGATTAAAACTGCAATGTCAAAGTATGACAAGACAATCCAATTACACAGTACAATGCAGAGCTAGAGGCATAATGTGTAAGAACGGAAACGTAAGATGTAAAAACCACGGTGGTAAATCAACTGGTCCAACATCACCTGCTGGCAGACTTAAAAGTTTACAAAATTTAAAACAGTTTCATGACAAAAGAATTACAATTAACAGATCAGATTTCCAACAACATCATTCAACAACTGATGAACGGAACTCCTCTGACTAGGATTTGCAAAGATAAAGATTTGCCAAGCTTGTCCAAAGTGTATGACTGGATTGCCAAAGATAAAGATTTTGCAAACAAGATTACGACTGCAAGAAAAATAGGAGCGCAAACATATCTTGACCGTATGATTGAAGAGCTTGAACATGCAGACAATAAAAACATTATGGTCATACGAGAGAAGCTGCATCACTATCGTTGGATGGCATCTAAGCTCATACCAATATACGCAGACAAGCAAGAGATCGTACAGGACAGCAAGGTAGAGATTACCTGGAACATACCTACGAACAATAATGTGATTGATGTTAAAGTGGATGAGATAAGTAATGATAAAAGTTAGGTAGCATAAGCACACACAAACGCTCTCGCACACGACATGGAGTTCGGATTTCAGTACAAATTCACGATACCTTCACGGTCTTTGTAAATTAATTAAGTATATTGTCGTTGAGTGACTGCTTGACCAACAGTATTGCTAAAAACCTGGCGGAAACAATTAGTTTTTTTCCTGGGGTACCACACCTCAAAACATGGCGGCGGTCTTTTACGTAATTATATACCGATGATTAACACACACAGACAGATGAACATTAAAGATAAATATAAAAACATTTCAGCTTTCACATTTACGACTACAGGCAAAGAGCTAATGGTGGTGTTTAATGGTTTTGAAGAGGACGAAGATTTAAAAGAATTTGCTGATTTTGTATTTGCAAAAATTAAAATGCAATACTTTTCAGAAGATAGACCTCCTTCGATTCATTAATGAAAGTAGTAATACCTTATACGCCAAGAGATCAGCAGGCTACAATCCATGAGAATTTAGATAAGTTTCGTTATTCTGTTTTATGTTGTCACCGAAGGTTTGGCAAAACGGTGATGTTAATTAATCATCTTATAAGAGCGGCAATGACATGTCCGCATCATAATCCAAGATATGCTTATGTGGCTCCAACGTATTCGCAAGCCAAAAAGATAGCCTGGGATTATTTAAAACATTATTCGCAAAAGATACCTGGAACCAAATTTAATGAAACAGAGTTAAGAGCTGATTTCATGAATGGTGCTAGGATTATGCTGTTGTCATCTGAAAATCCAGATAGCATCAGAGGAGTATATTTAGATGGAGCTGTAATGGATGAGGCTGCACAAATTAATGCAGCAGTCATCGATGAAGTAATCACTCCAGCTTTATCAGACCGAAAAGGTTTTTTATCGGTGGTAGGAACGCCAAAAGGAATGAATAATCTTTTTTATGATTATTTCCAAAAGGCGCAATCCGATCCAAATTGGTTTTTATATGTAGCGAAAGCTTCTGAAACTAAACTAATTGATAATGAAGAATTAAAGGCTGCGTTATCCGTTATGGGTACCGCTAAGTATAACCAAGAATTTGAATGTTCTTTTATTGGTAATCTTCAAGGTTCTATTTATGGTGATATTATTTCTAAGTTAGAAGATAATAAACAGATAGCCAGAATACCATACGATGCTGCTTATCCTGTCAATACTGCCTGGGATTTAGGATTTAACGATAGCACCGCAATTATTTTTTATCAAAAGGTAGGTCATGCAATTCATATTATTGATTACTATGAAGAGCGCAGTCAGCCATTACCGCATTATGCTCAAGTCTTAAAAGAAAAAGATTATGTGTATGACACACATTATGGACCGCATGATATAGAAGTTACAGAATTTTCATCAGGACTGACCAGAAGAGAGGTTGCTTTTAAACTTGGAATACGATTTCGAGTAGCGCCTAAATTAAATATTGTCGATGGCATTCATGCTGCGAAAATGCTGTTACCAAGATGTTATATAGATGTCGATAACTGCTCTAAGCTTGTAAATGCTTTAAGACATTATCATCAGAAATATTCTGATAAAGAGCGAACTTATCATATTAAACCTGTGCATGATTGGAGTTCACACGCTTGCGATGCGTTTCGAACTTTAGCGACTGGAATTGATGAGGTCAAAAATTTTAACAACAACCAACAGTCAGTTGCTGAAACTGATTATAAATTAATTTAAGGAAAATATTATGGGATTTTTAATGCCAAAACCACCAGCTCCTCCTGTGATTACACCACCACCTGTAGCTGATGTTCCAAAGTATGACGATCCAGCTGTGAAAGCTGCGGAGCAAGAAAAAATTAGAAAACAAGAAATTGCCAGAAAAGGCAGACGATCAACAATTTTAACTGGCACAGGATTAACCAGTCCTGCTGACATTGAAAAGAAAACTTTATTAGGAGGATAATATTATGGGAGGATTTGCAAAACCAATTGCTAAAGCACTTGATATGGGTGTTATAAAAAAAGCACCAAGTCCAAAATCAGAAGAGCAGCCTAAAGTAGCAGCGCAAACAAATGCGCCTGTGCCTGAAAATACACCAGCAGGACCAACTACTGCTGAAATGGATAATGAAAATTCTATGAAAGCTAAACGAAGAGGTAGAAGAAGTACAATTTTAACTTCTGTTACTGGCGTAGATACAGCTCCGCAATTAAATAAAAAAAGTTTATTAGGATGAGTTTAGTAAGAAATATTAATCGTAGAAAGCGCCTCGGCATTTCACGACCTAAATCTAAATCAACTGTTTCCAAAAAAGCATATTCAGCAATGAAGCGTGGTTGGAAAAAAAAGAAAAAAAAATAAATGCAAGATCAAGAAT